AAATTGTAGAGATCCTCTATCCCCTGTAAATAATCTTCTTTACCTCTCGCATTTTCCACACCCTGAAGAGCGTTTTGTATTTTTTGTTGAGGGGTTAAAGATGGTTTAACTTCTTTCATGAAATCATTCGCAGTATTTTTTAAAATATCTATTATATTACCCCCCTTTTCAAATATTGTTTTTAAAATTTTACCACCGACTTCTTCTAAACTATTATCTCCAAAAACTTTTTTAAAATCCTCTTCAGTTTCCAATTTTATTTTACCTGAAAATACATCTTGTAATTTTGTAAAAATTTCAGGACCGCTTTTCTCAATCGCGTTTTTTAAGGATTCATCAAATCTTAATTCTTCAGAAAGTTTTTCAACGGTTTTTACTTCGGCGGTTCTAGTTCCTCTTCTCAATGATAAACCGATATTAGTCCCTAAAATACCTGATTTTAACTGGCTTAATATCTCTTCCGCAGCGTTTGCCGTTCTTATTCCTGAACTAACCTGTTCTTTAGCAATTTCTTCTAAGGATTTAGGTTTAGCCGCCTCTCCCAGCATTTTAATATCGGTTTCAGTTAACTCTGTAACCGATTTCTCAACTTGTCTACCAGTTCTTTCTAGTTCACCACCCTTACCTATTTTGGTTTCTTCGACTTTTATTTTATACTCACCATCTCTCAATTCCGATAAATTAGCAATTAACATTTCTTGTTCTTCGGTAATCGGTCCTGTTTTTAAAGTTGGGAATCTTATTTTATTCATCTTATCAGATAATGTTGAGGATTGTAACGCCATTCCGGCTAATTCTCCAGCACTCATATTCATAGCCACAGCAATTTCTCTTAACTCCCTTTTTGCACCAGGTAAAATCTCAAATTTTTGATTTTCTTCGTTAAAGTAAGTAAACCTTTTACTCATTTCAACTATTTGATTTGTTAATTCCTCAGGATTGTTTTGCCCTAAATCCATCAATCTTAGTGGGTCCAATAAATCTCCGGTGGCTACCCCTAGTCTTTGTAAGGACGCTGATAAATTAACCGCTTTTTCAGGGTCAAAAGTTTGTTCTGCTAAATCAAATATACTTTGCATCGGTACATTTAATAATTGAGCCTTTGACACCATTTTAGTTAATCCTTCAACTCCATTGTTGAAGTTGTATAAGTTTAATTTAGATAAATTATTAATAACTTCCTTAGATACCAAATTAACATTAGCGCCAATACTTCTAGTGTAGTCCACAACTTTTTGCATCTCTTTAGGGATTGACTGTAATGTAAATCCTTGTTCTTTAAACACTTTAGTTAGAAGAGATGACTCAACACCAGTCGCCTTTGTAGTTTCAAAAATTTCCTTAATGTTTTGTTCTGTACCGATATATGCCGTCTTAGTGGCGTCCGCAATATCTTGTAATATATCTTTACCTTCCGCTAAAGCCTGGTCAAAAGTTAACAGAGTGTCACTCATTTTTAAAATAGAACTTGCCGCTGAAATTATTGATGATTCCATCGTAACAATTCTGTCTCTAGACCCTCCGAGAGTTTTAGTAAACTCCGATCCTATTTTTTCTAATTGGTTAAATGTTGAAACGAAGTCTGTCGCCCTGTTCGCCATGTCGGCCATATATTCCGACATGGATTTTAAAGTATCTTTTGCGCCTTCGACTAAAGGTGGCGTTGGTGTTGGTGTTTGTAACATTTTTTATATTTACCTAATATTTTAGGTTTTATATATAAATATAAAAACATTATGTTTTGGATAATTTTATTAATTTTTCCAAAATATATCGTCTAGCATATGTAGGTATTGTATTGAAATCTTCATATGTCATATTCTGATGTTTTGACAAATAAAAATATTCATCCAGTAAGACTGTCCTATAATCAGAAGAAAGGCCGAAAAAATTCAACCCCGAACGTAATATCGACTATTACCTTTTCTCCTGACGGGGCTATTACTTCTCTTGTTAAATCTAAAGATGGTTCATTTTCACTTAAGAAATTTCTAATGTACTTAGAATCCATAATAGGTAATGTTTCAACAAATTGAGCAATTTTCAATTTATCATCATTACCATCAACCGAAACTATTTGTTTTTGTAATTTTAATGTGACTTTTGGAGGTACTAGTCCCATAGGATAGTTTTCCAATTGTTTATCCAATTCAAAAGAATCTCCAATTGAAAATAATCTTAGTTTTACCTCTCTGCCTGTTTTTGGTAGTTTAGTGGTAAAAAACCCATTTTCATCAGGTTGTTCTTTAGGTTTTTTAATGTTTAATTCGTCCAATAAAAAGGTGTGTTCAAATTTTTTCCCTGTCTCAGGATCGGTAAGATTAATAGTATATTCAGGACCAAATGCTGTGTTTCTTAAAAAGATTAATATCGCCTCAACATCTCCGTTCAATAGTTCGTTAGGTGATAGGTCAGGTTCATAAATTTTATTTCGTAATAAACTTAAAATTACACCTTCTTTATTTGTTCTGAAATTTAATAGAACGTTTTCATCTGAGGCGGTTAAATAACCAACTTTAATTGACTTTTTCTTATTTTTGTAAAAAACACCATTTGATGGTAATTTTACTATGTCATGAGGTAAATTAAAATTTAATTGACCAAATTGTGATACTTCGTTTTCCATAACAAAAAAATATAGAAGATTTTTTTATTGTGAAGAGTATTCCCATCTTATATTACCACAATCATAGACTCTATAGATACCTCTGTCAAACATAATTTGTTTTTCAGTTTTATTTTTATCAAAACCGTCTTTAACTAAAACAGATTTCCTAAAATTAAATCTATGATATCTAATATCATTAATAACATACCAATAATTAGGTTTGGATTGTGAAATCTTTTTAAACCCTAAAGTTTCGTACATTTTACCATCAAATAATCTAACATCAGAATACGATATGACCTTGTTTATATTATAATTTTTAGTGAAAAATTTAAACAATTTAGAAGCTGCTCCCACAACAACAAAATTTGTTTTATTACAAAATCTGTTTAATTCCCATTCATCTTTTTTACCTCCCATTATTATTCTCCCTTTTGAGAACGTCATTAGTGAAACTAATTCTCCTTCATAATATAACCCTATTTTTATCTTAGAATTAACGTTCCCTTGAATATGATTTTCGTTTAGAAAATCTTTAGTCTCTTTATTTGAGACTTCTCTTATTTCACAATGTCTAGAATAGATTTTATTTTCAATTAAACCTAATCTATTTTTAATAATTGACTTAATAATATCTTTTTTATATAACCACTCGTCTTCGAATATTTGAATGACTGAAATATCATGACTGTTAAATAACAGTGTTTTATTTAAGTGATAGTCATTAGTTTTAAATAATTCATTATGCCAATATACCCCATTAATCTCAATACCTATTTTTTTGTTTGGAATATATATGTCGATTTCTTTGTTATTTATGTTACGATAGGATTGAATGGTTTCAACGTTATATTCATTTATAAAATTATTTACTTCTATTTCGTACCCACTTTGAGAGTTTTGTCCGATAGGGTTACAAACTGTACATACCTCGTAACCTCGTCTGTATCTCTCATATACTAATTGTTTCGTAACCTCATAAACATTTTGACATTTAACACAATTAATACTAACTAATTGACCATTAATAGATAATATATTTAAGTTAGGGTATTTTTCTTTATATGAATTAAATATATGGTTCTTATACCAAGAAGTTTTAGATATATTAACATCACCATATTTTTGTAATATAGTATTCTGTTGTTTTTTTAAATTATTAAAGTTTGAGTCTCCGTAAATTTCTAATTTAGTTTTTTTTGCTTTTTCGGGGTTATTGTAGTTTTCGTTTCCGTATTTTTCTTTTTTAGTTTTTTTTCGTTTTGTTATGAATTCGTTGTGTTGAGTGTAAAAGTCTACCGAGTATTTTTGATTAAAAGTTTTTTTTTGTCTTTTAGTCATCTCTTCTTTATTTGTGTTAATACACTTTAAAGAACAAAAATCTCCGTATGGTTTATCAAATCTTTCTCTGAATTTAATTTCAGAATCGCAAGACAAACACCTTGGTCTTTCCGTTAAATTGTTATAATAAAACCATATTTTTTCTTTAAAAGATAGGGTTAATGGTATATTCTCAGAATAACTAACAATTTGTTTGTATAAATCCGGCTGATTTATTGACAGCCATTTTTCTGTAGTTTTGTATCCCGATTTGTTATCTGTTATGAAAAAAGAAAAATCCATACTATTATAATTAAATATAAATAGTACGGATTTTAATTTTGGTTGTAAAGGTTATGTAAAATTGTCAATAAACAAGAATACATCTATCCATTCTAAGTGAGGCGGTAATTTCGGCTAAACCATCTTGGTTATACGCCAGTGAACCGAAATTTACATCGGTCATAAATGTACCCTCAAGTATCCATTTTTCCACAACGACTCCCGTTGGGTCCAACATTTCAAGGTCTACATTTTTCTTATATCCTGCCGCATAACCCATACGACCTGTAACAGACTCTGCACATAAACGTACCCACTCCATAAGAGCCTGAGCCGCTGATGGACCAATTGGGTCACGGAATTTAACCGAAATAGGATCCCAATTAAACCTACCAGCCACGAAAGTTGATGTATTTAAAAAAGGAATTTCAGTAGAATTAATTTTTATAGATGGTCTGGCAGCTGTTTCAACAAACCATTCGTTTATCCCCAAAGAAGATGGAAATCTTAAAATAAACCTATTTTGTCTTTTTGGTTCATACGGGATGGGCATTTTCATTAGTAAATCAGCCATTTTATTTCAATTTTTTGTCAGTTTATTTTTTTATTATAAATATTATATTATTTATTTTTTTTTTAATATTTGGTTTTTTTTCCTCCCGCTGTTGAATAAGTCTGTAGGATGTTGTCAGGTTCGTCCTCAAAATGTTTTTTCATCACTTCAACATTTCTTATATCATCGTCAGAAAAACCTAATGTTGGTTCAGGTATGAAATTGTTACTAACGTCGTTTTTAAGGAATGCTTTTTTTCCAATTTCTTTGGATACATCTTTTATATAATTAATAAATTCCTTCATCGCCTTAACTTTACCTTCCTCAGGATTAGTTGCGGAACCCTCACCATATGTAACAGGATAAAATCTACACAAATCAAGATACTCATTGATTAATTCTAATTTATCTTGTTTACCATTATAACCTGCAATATCACGATATTTCTCCAAATTTTTTACCAATTCAGTAAAAGAAATACCATCTCTGTTGGAGAGTATTATATTATAACAGGCTTCTTTTAAAACAGTTGGGGTGTGACCTCTAGCTGTTATTATCGCAAAAATTGAACCGTTATTTATAGCTTCAACAAAGTCTGCCCATGCAGGACCTGTCGGTGCGGTCATACTGTCAATTATGAATTTTTTATCACCTTGTATACCAAAATTTCTAAAAGGGTTCTCTCCAAAACCAACAATAATATTATTTTCATACTCAAATTCTTCTTTACCTATTTTCGTTCTATAGTGAGCAAAATCCTCGGTTGACATACCTATTTCATCACCATCATTATTTTTAAGTATTATTTTGGTTGGCATATACATGATATTATCATCCCAATCAAAAGCATAATACTTCATGTCTGGAGTTCCAGTATCCGTAATCCCTTCGGACACGGATACTGGTTTATTCATTAACCTTCTTTTTATCATTTTGATAATTTTTCAATTAGTCTCTCCAATTGAGATTCGCTAATCATAATTGATTTAGGTTTAATCTCGTTTAGTTTTTTTGTTTTATTTTTCATAAATCCAATTTAAATTAAATATCCTCAAATGAAGCCCCTGTCGGAGTTATGTAGAATGTTATATCAATAAATTCTAACGCTCTTGTTGGTTTTATATAAATAGAACCAACTAAACGATTGTTATCCAAATCTTCAGGAGTGTTAGATACTGTTACTCTGAAATCGTATAAACCTCTATCCCTTCTAATTGAATCTAAAATTGGATTAACAGCATCCAAGAATTGTTGTCTTACAATATCATCGTTTTGCTCAAATAGTAATCTAACAGCAACCGCAGAAATTAATTTACGAGCCTGTAATAATAATCTTCTAACATTAAGTCTATCAAGTGCTGATTGTTTAACTTGTGTTGTTTTATTACCCCAAATTACTGTACCAACATCTGAGAATGTTGCGATAGGATTAATTCTTCCTTCATATAATACATCTCTATCTTCTTGTGAAAGTTTCTTTCTAGCTTTAACAGAATTAACCAAACCTCTTGTATATCCAGCAGTTGCAAACCAAGGGAATGCAATGTTGTCAGTCAATGCCAAGTTTCTAGTTACTTCCGCAGTTGGTGGTATGTAGACTTGTGTATTATTTACCGTATCTCTAGTTAACACCCAAGGATAGTATGTTGCCGTATAATTTGAATCAATTCCTGAATTGAATAGGTTATCCACAGCTTCTTCAGGTAATATTTGATCAGTTTCAAAACTTGTGGTAGGTACAAACATATTGTAGTCAGGTGTGGTAACAATATAAATTGAATCAGCTCTATCTAACTCAACTATATTAATAGTTTCTTCAACTAAGTTTGAATTATTTACATAATCAATACCCGGACTAACAAAAACATTAATATTAACCGCCTCAGGGTTTGCAAAAGTTTGAACCCCTAAAAGATATGCGTAATAATCAGTATTTGCCCAATCCACAGAATTTTGATTAACTGTTATGTTTCTAAATAATCCCGATCCTGTTGCATTTGGGTATCTATCTGATGTACAAGCCCCTCTTTTATATCCTGATCCACCTAAAACAAATGAGTCGCTATTTGTTCTATATTCCCTGTATATATCCCAACCATCAAAACCTCCATATGGTAACACTGTAAACTTACGTGCAAATATCCTGTAATATGGATTATCTTGTGACTCAGGATCCGATTGGAATGTTGCTGAACCTACTTCAAATTCCGATGTTCCACTTGTTACAAATGAATTAGGAATTGTAATAGCACTTGCTTGAATATCCATATGGAATCCTTTGGTTCTATAATTCCAAGAATTAAAATCGTTAGTAGTGCAAAAACTTAATGGTACTTGTTTACCTTTATACTCCAAGAAATCAGGGTCTACGCCCACTTTATCTGAAAATCCTAAATATGTTCTTCTAACGTTATCACCTGAACTTGTTACCGAATTATCAGCTCCTGAGGTTGTTCCAAATGGAGGATTAAATATAACCTCACCAGGGAAATCATATTTGGTTTTATAGACGGCAAAAGGTGGTTCCGCACCCGAATATTCTCTCATTGTATACCCTTCAAATCCGCAAGGTAATGAATCCACGGGTGCTTCTTCATTAATCTCTAACATTATGAATTTAGATAATAATGCATATTCACCATTTGATGTACCAATTTTTTTAGCCACATAATTATTTAACGTGGGGTCCATTGTACAATTTGTGAATTTTTCAATCACGACAGGGTTTGAGTCTGTGTCATAGAAGTCTCTAACTAAAATATCAAATGTATTATTAGCGAATGACATATTTGCTAAAGATATTTTAATTTGAGTGTTAGCATCCGTACCATCAGATATTAACACAACTTTAAACAATTGATACACAGTATTACCTCTCACTTCAGAAACCACCCAAGGTGTTTCAGGGGTTTGGTATTTTTCCAAATAGTTACCTATTGAAGTTGTATTTAAACTTCTAGCGTCAGGTAGGGATATTAATGTACAATTTAAACCTCTGATGTATCCTTTATTGTACGCCCGTCTTAACATGTTTGAATATCTCTCTTCAACAAACAATGGAACTTCAGTTCTAGGTTTTTGAAAGTTTGCGGTCCCGAATACTTTTGTAATGTAGTTTGTATTCGATACGTCCAGTGAAGTTTCAAATTCAAATGTTTGATTTGTTCTTGTAATACCTGATAATTTAAAAGTTGAGAATGGATTTTTAGTTACTCCCGAATAATTACCTGAACATATCATAGAAACATCGGATGTTCCTGATACTTGATAAACCGGTCCATTATCCGAACTGTATGTTGCAATACCTCTAGATCTTAATGTTGAAACTACGACATTGTCATAGTCAGTAAACGATAAACCTGAGAAATTTTGAACATAAACGTCAAATCTAGATGTCCAATAAGTTCCTTGATCACTAACGGCAGTTGATGGTGTTTGATAAATGTAAAACGAAAAACCGTCATATGTTCCATTTGTATTAGTAAATGTTGCATAATACCATGTGTCGTTAGTTGGGTTGCTTAGTGTATTTGCCGATAAAGGAATTCCTGGCACGTCAAAAACATTAGTTGTTGCGGTGAATGCACTTAAAGTATCAAATGTCGCATTTGGTATTGAACCGAAATAATAGATGTTAGGTAGATCTTGAGCCGAACCACTGTCTATTTCTTCCTGTATTATTTCTTGTAATAAAGAAACAATATCTTCTCTAAATGTTGAGGTACTACCATCAAACTTTTGATATGGTACATCTAAATTGTTATCTATATTTGAAAATCCGATGGAGTCAAATTGATATGTATAATCGCTAGCCGACGTTAGTGTTGTGTCACCAACAGCGCTAAAATCTATAGAGGTGTAAGAACCGGTTGTAGTTGCGGTGATTGTTGACGGATCAACATTTGCCACAGTTCTAATTGACCATGAAGGTCCAGCATCATAACCTGAGAGACCTAACACTCTTGTGACGAATAATTGATTTGATTGTTGTAAATATGATTTTGCAATATAAGCCGCCTCATATTTAGGTATTTGAGTATTAACAAATTTCTCAGGAGAAGTTTCTCCGAAAATAGTTCTAAATTCGTCAAAGTTTGAGATAAAAATAGGTTCAAAAGCAGGTCCTTTTAGGGTTTCACCTGCAATACCCAATGTTGTTACCCCCACACTAGATGCGACAAAACTTAAATCAACTTCGGAAGTATAAAC